CGGCGATTGAAAGATTGCCCTGTGTGTTTCCAGGATAATCCCAGGCGACTGGGGAAAGGTCGGGTCAGGCTGGTTGGCCCGGTCCATCTGAAGTTGGATCGAAAGATTCGGCGGGGAGGCAGGATTCACCAGTTCCTCTGGCATGTTCGCAAATGCCAAAAGCGATCCGTACGCCAGCTAGGGGACATCAATGGCCGCGACTCTTTCGATTTCCAGCCTGATTCAAGTTCAGGTGAACCTGTCCCCCACCGGGGCGATCGCTCAGAACACGTCCGTCGAGTTGGTACTTGGCAACTCCGGTGTGATCGACACGACCACCCGCATTCGTTACTACACCAGCCTCGCCGGTGTCGCCGCTGATTTCGGTACGAGCGCCCCTGAATACCTCGCTGCCCAAATGTGGTTCGCGCAGACCCCGCAACCAACCGAGATCGCGATCGGTGCATGGGCGCAGACCGCGACCCAAGGCGCGCTGTATTGCGCGCCGGTTGGCGGCGCTGCCGCGCAGGCCGCGTTGCTGGCCTCGTTCGTAGCCCTGTCCACCGCCTCGTTCAAGATCAACGTCGACGGCGGCGGCGTGACCGCTTGCCCGATGACCGGCACCCCCTTCGGTTCCGCGACCAGCCTGTCGCAAGTTGCTGGCATCATCCAGACCGAGTTGCAGTCGGCCACGTCGACTACGGCCACTTGCATCTGGAATCCGAACTACGAGCGCTTCGAGTTCCATTCGAACCACGCCGCAGGCACGGGCAGCACGATGTCGTTCCTGACCGCGCCGTCCAGCGACACCGACATCTCCGGTTCCGCGTACCTGAACGGCAATTCGACTGACTCGGGCGCCTACGTGGTCAACGGGATCGCCGCCGAGAGCGCCGTCAGCGCGGTCACGCTGTTTGACACACTGTTCGGGCAAACGTGGTACGCCCTGGTTATGCCGACTCTCGTTACCGACGCGACCAGCGCGCTCGTCGGATCGGCTATCGAAGCGATGACGAACAAGCACATCTTCGGCTTGACCTCAAACGACGGCGCGATCATCAACAACCCGTCCGATACCAGCAACATCGCCTACCTGTCGCAGCAACTTGGTCTGACCCGCACTTACGTGCAGTACTCGAGCACGAACGCGTACGCGATCACCAGTGCCTTCGCGCGCATCCTGACCACGAACTACGGTGGCAACAACACCGTGATCACCCTGATGTACAAGGGCGAACCGCTGGTCGTGGCCGAAACGCTGAACCAGACCCAACTGGCGACGCTGCAAGGCTTCAACGCCAACGTGTTTGCGGCCTACAATAACGCGACCGCCATCCTCGAGTCCTTCGTCGACGGCGCTGGCATCTATGCCGACGTGCAGATCGGCGCGGACAACCTCGCGATCCAAGTCCAGACCGACCTTTACAACGCGTTGTACCTGTCGCCGACGAAGATCCCGCAGACCGACCCCGGAATGCACGTTCTCGCGAACGTGATGAAGAAGGATCTGCAACAGTACGTGAACAACGGCTTCATCGCCCCGGGCGTGTGGGATGGTCCGTCGTTCGGTGCCCTGAACAACGGCGACTTCATGCCGACCGGCTACTACATCTATCAACCGCTGGTCGCGACGCAGAACCCGACCAACCGTGCGCTGCGCCAGTCGGTTCCGTTCCAAGTCGGTATCAAGTTGGCAGGCGCGGTCCAGACCGTCAGCTTGCAGATCCTCGTCAACCAGTAACAAGGGTTCGCCATGGCAAACACATATTCGTTCCTCGATGTCCAATGCACCCTGAGCGGACCCGGCGGGAACATCCCGCTCGGTAACGAGGCAGGCGTGGCCGAAGAAGGCATCACCATCGAACAGGTGGACAGCGTTGGCCGCATGGTCATCGGCGCCGACGGCACCCCGATGCAAGTCCTGCAAGCGACGCGCGGCGCGCACATCACCGTGCGCCTGCTCAAAACATCGCCGACCAATGCCCTGTTGATGCAAATGGTCAACTTCCAGCGGACCTCGGGCAACCTGTGGGGCCAGAACACGCTGTCGCTGAACGAACTCGCGACCGGCGACAACATCGACTGCGCCTTCGTGGCCTTCGACAAGGTGCCCAAGATCGACTACGACAAGGCGGGCAAGATGATCGACTGGACGTTCCTCGCGGGCACCAGTGACTTCACCCTCGGCATCAACGTTTAATCATGTCGACCGAATTTGAAGTCGCAGGCAAGACCTTCCGCACCGGTACTCTGACCGCCAAAGAACAGTTCCACATCGGTCGGCGCGTCATGCCGCTGATGAACCCGATCCTGACATCGCTGAAGTCCGGGGGTGCCAAGGATTTCACCGACATCATCGCCGCAGTCAGCGATGATTTGGCGAAGATCCCTGACGACGCGCTCGATTACGTGATAGACGCATGTCTCGCATCGGTGCAGATCAAGCAGGGCGACTCCTGGGCCAAGGTAATGGTGAACGGTCGGTTGATGTTTCACGACATCGACTTGTCGCAGATGCTCCAAATAATGTGGGCGGTTCTCGAGGAAACCTTCCGGCCTTTTATGAAGGGGCTGCTCGGCAGCCCCTAGAGCGCCGAGGGGACATGCCGGACATTGAGTTCGCGCGCATGTCCAACGAAGAAGACTTCCTCTACCGTCCCGTGCTCGAAGGTATGATGCCAGAGGCAGCACTATACGACGGATCCGTTTCCCTATACCGAATCTTCCTGATGAACGAAGCGCTCGACGTTCGCGCTGAGAACGAATACCGTCTCAACCAGCACTTCCGAGATAGCAATGGCTGAACAACAAGTCATGAAGGAGTTCCTCGTCAGCCTTGGCTTCAAGCTAGATGAAGCAGGGCTGAAGAAGTTCCGTGGGTCGCTGGACGATTCCACGAAGCAGGCGCTCGCTGTCGGCGGGGCACTCATCGGCGCCGCACTCGCCGTCGAGAAGTTCGTGGAGGCCATGTCGGATGGTCTCGAGAAGCTCTACTTCGTTTCACAGCGAACCGGTGAATCCGTGGCCGGTATCAAGTCGCTCGAGATCGCGTATCAGGATGCCGGGCTGGCTGCCGGTGAAGCCACGCGTAATCTCGATCAATTCAAAATGGCAAGTCTGAACCCTGGTGTCACCGAGTTCCGCAAGCGCTTGATCGGTGCCAAAGGGATGGCCGGTGACCCTGCTGAACAGATCAACGCCACGATCAAGGTCTTGGCCGATCAGGTTAAGTCCGGTGCGCTGAACGCCCAAGTGGCTATGAAGGAGTTCACGCTGGCAACTGGTATTGCCGGTGAAGAATTTTACAAGTTGATGCCCAACATCGACGCGGTGATCGCGCAGTTGGCGCGCACTAAGAAGGCTTTTGCCGAAGCCAACTCAACTGTCGATGGTAACGCCAAGGCCGCGAACGAGTTCAACATCAAGTTGCGTGATCTCAGCAACCAGTTCGACATCCTGAGCCAAGCGCTCTACTCCAAACTCGTCGGGCCGCTCGGCAAGGCCGTGGACTGGCTTACCGGTGAGATCCGAAACAAGAACGTTGCTCACAGACATTCCGAAGAATACAACAAGGTATCGCCGACAGGCGGATGGGTCGGACTCGACGAATTACTACACTGGGCTGCTGTGAAGGGCGGATACAAAGGTGAGATATTCGATCCACAGAAGGAAATTGAACGTGAAGCTGCCGAAGGCAACGGCGCTACGGCAACACCCGGCTCTGTGCAAACGAACAAGGCTCTGGATCAGTTCAACGACCTCCTGAACGGCATCGCGGGTGCTGAACCCGATCAGCGTGGTAGTCAGACTGTCAGCAGCGCCGGTGCGATCGGCCGCTATGGCATCATGCCCAAGACCGCCGAGTCGTTCGGCTACAAGCCCGAAGATATGTTCGATGACGACAAGGCGCGCAAGGTCGCGGGTTTGCTGCTGACGCAATTGCTCGAGCACTTCCACGGCAACGTGACGCAAGCCATGATGGGCTACAACGCAGGGCAAGGGCGCGTCGACAAGGCTCTGTTGGGTCAAGGACCGGCACTGACGAAGGAAACGATGAACTATCCGGGCCGCGTACAGAGTTTCATGCAAGACGGTCAGAACGCGATAACCAACACGCAGAATGTGAATATCGCGATTACTGGAACCGGCGATCCACAGGCCACGGGTAATGCGGTCGGTGGCGTGATACGCGATCAGTGGGGCACCTTGCAGCGTGCAAGCACCGGTATGATGGCTACACCGGGAGGTAGGTAGTCATGGCAGCCGTTCCAAATCCAATTCTCACAGGGCAGGCACTGGGCCGCGGGATGTATCCGCAGACCACGGGTTCGAATGTCAGCGCCACCGGCGCGCTGATCAATGGTGCTAATCCAGGTACTGCCAACAACCCGAACTTCACCGCTCAGGTGACGATTCAGGAGACTCAGCACGACGAGATGGAGATCGTCACGCATCCGATCGAGCAGGGTGCACCGATAACCGATCACTCATTCAAGAAACCTGCCGAGTGCATCTTGCACGTGGGATGGTCAGGGGGTCAGACCGACGTGGATTCGGCGTCATCGCAACCGGCCGCATTCTCGACAGCGCTCATCTCGATTTATCAACAGTTGTTGACCGCCCAGTACAACCGAGTGCTGTATACGGTCGTGACTGGCAAGCGAACCTACACCAACATGCTGATCAAGGGCCTGTCCACGGTTACCGACAAGACAACCGAATGGGTGCTCGACATCACGATTCACTTGCAGCAAGTCCTGCTCGTCAACACGCAGGATGTCACTGTGAATGCTTCACCGGCCGCGCAGGCGTCACCCCAGGATACGAACCCGGCGACCAACAACGGGACATCGTACGTGCAGGGTGCGGCAGCCTTCAACTATCCTGCCTACAATGCGGTGCAGCCGCCCGACCTTCAGATTCTACAAGGTACGATCAACCCGAACCTAGCGACGCCGTACACGCTGCCGCTGATCAACACGCAGCAACAGCTTCAGATCGCCTTGGGTCAGACGGTGTACTCGCTCAACGTATGGTGGAACTCCAACCCGTCGTCAAACTGCTGGATGATCGACATCGCCGATGTGAATCAGAAGCCGATCATCGGCAGTATTCCGATGGTCACCGGCGTCGATCTACTCGGCCAGTATGGCTACCTGAACTTCGGTGGCGAATTGATCGTGCAGTCCAGCTTCGAGGCCGACCTCATCCCGACGTACGAGAACCTCGGCAACGGCGGTTACCTGTATTTCGTGGTGTCGTAATGGCTCAGCAATTCATACGGCGCGTCGGCCTGCTGGTCACTACTCAGACGGGTAACGGTGTCGACTTCTCATCGTTCCGCATCAGTTTCAAGGTGTCGTGCGCCGACGTGGATCATCCCAACAACGCTGAGATCCGTATCTACAATCCTGCGCCCAGCACGATCAACAGGATCGCCAACAAGGAGTTCCGCAACGTGACGCTGTCGGCCGGATACGTGGGCGGCGGCTACGGTGTGATCTTCCTTGGTACCGTCAAGCAGTACCGCATCGGCAAGATCGACGCCGTTACGAGTTACTTGGATCTCCTGTGCGCTGACGGTGACATAGCGTACTCGTCGTCCTTCATCGCCACGTCGCTGTCCGCTGGACACACCTACGAGAACCAACTGTCAACGATCTTGGCCGCGCAGAATGCCGCGATACAGCGCGCCAATCCGGGTTCATTGAACATCACGCAAGCAGGGATCCCGGTCGCTCAGTTGGCCGGTGGTACGATCCCACAGCTTCGTGGCAAGGTCATGTACGGGATGGGCAACCGCTACGTCGGTGGGATCGCCGCGACGCTGGGCGCGTCCTATTCGATTCAGCAGGGCAAGTTGTACTTGACACCCTACAACGGTTATCAGCCCGGCGAGATCATCAATCTGTCGCAGTTTAGCGGCGTCATCGGCATTCCCGAACTTACCAACGAGGGTCTGAAGCTGAAATGTCTGCTGAACCCCGGCTTCATCGTTGGCAACGCCATCAGACTCGACAATTCACTGATCAATCAAATCGCGTTCGCCGACGGCAACCAACTGGCAGCCAACGGCGGGGTGCTCTACAATACGATTGCGGAAATCGCGCTCTATGCAACGACAGGGCGTGACGGTCTGTATCGAATCTACGCCGTGGACTTCGAGGGCGATACGTGGGGTCAGCCATGGTATGCCAACCTCACCTGTCTCGCGATCAACGAAGCGACCAATCAACTGTTCGGCAATCCGACAGGTAACGCCAACCCTGTCCCGCAAGTCGGACCTCAAGGGCAGGCTTCATAATGTTTCCTCGCGAACGTGCCAATAACCCCAGCGTCGCCATCCGGTCGGCGCTGTACGGCCACACGGCCGAAATGTGGACGGCGCTCCCAGCCGAGATAATCTCGTTTGACCCGGTCAACCGCACCGTCCAAGCCAAGCCGACGATCGTCATGCAATTGAACGACCCGATTACTGGCGGCGTTTTGTTCGAAGCCATTCCGATCATCAACGACATCCCCGTGGTCTTCCCGCGCGGCGGCGGGTACGAGTTGACGTTCCCGCTGACCCCCGGCGATGAGTGTCTACTGGTCTTCTCGAGCCGCTGTATCGACAACTGGTGGTACTACGGAGGCTTCCAGCTTCAGGGCGACCTTCGGATGCACGACCTGTCGGACGGGTTCTGCCTGCCCGGCCCTCTGTCCAAGCCTGAGGCCAACGCTACGGCCCCTGTGAGTACGAGTGCGGTACAATTGCGCAACACCGCTGGAACGACCCATATCGACCTGAGCGGCAGTGGGGTCTTCGTTCAGACCGGCGAGCAGGTTACGGTTCAGGCGACCGGCGCGGTCACCATTGAGTCGTCAACCAAGATCCAGTTGATCGCTCCTCCGAACACCATCACGGCCAACGGCAACGTCCTAGGATAGACATGCGCAACCGTCAACTCTCGCCGACCGGAGATTACACTGGCTTCAGTGGGGCCACCGTTTTCCTCGTTAACTCGGCCGCGGCGGTGGCGCAGGCGATCATGACGAAGCTGAACCTGTGGCAAGACCAGTGGTTCTTGGACAGCACGGTCGGCGTGCCATACATGACCCAAGTGGTCGGCAAAGGCACCGCGAACGTGCGCGACGTGGCGATTCAGAGCGCCATCCTCAATACCCCCGGGGTCAGCCAGATCATCTCGTACGCGTCGCAATTCGGTATCCCCGGCCCGCGCGGCTGGTCCGTACAGGCCCGCGTGTTGACGATCTATTCCACCGTTCCTGTTCCAATTTCGATATAGGCCCATCATGCCGACCTACCCGCTTCCTACTCTCGGCCCGACCATCACGGCAGCCGGGATCACGATCCCCTCCTACAACGACATCTACACGTCCTTGCAGGCCAGTGCGCAGGCGATCTACGGATCCGACGTGTACCTCGATCCTGACAGTCAAGACGGGCAGATGCTGGCGATCTACGCCAAGGCGTACAACGATCAGAACAATGCGATCGTGACCGTCTACAACTCGTTCAGCCCGTCGTACGCGCAGGGTGTCCTGCTCTCGCTGCTGGTCCGCATCAACGGCCTGACGCGCGACGTAGCAACCAACAGCAGCGTATACGTGACCCTGACGGGCAACAGCGACGCAGTCGTGACCAACGGCGTCGTGCAGGATACGCAGGGCAACCTGTGGAACCTACCGGCTTCCGTAACCATCACTGACGGCAGCGTCAGCGGAATCCTTGCCACGGCCCAGCAAGTCGGGGCGATCAACGTCGGCATCGGAACCGTCACCACCATCTTCACCCCGCAACTGGGCTGGACCGGCGTGACCAACCCGGCAGCCTCGATACCTGGTGCTCCGGTGGAGACCGATGCCGCCTTGCGCATCCGCCAAGCAGGGTCGGTATCATTGCCCGCAAGCAGCCCGCTGGGAGCGATCTATGCCGCCATCGGCGAGATCCCGGGCGTGACCCAATGGACCGTGTACGAGAACAACAGCGCGATCACCGATACCAATGGTGTGCCTAGTCACTCGATCAGCGTGATCGTGCTGGGTGGCAACTCTACGACCATCGCCGAAATCATCCAACTGACGAAGTCCGAGGGTACCGGCACTTACGGCACCACCAGCGTTGTCGTGACCGATCCCCAGTCAGGGCTGCCGATCACGATCAACTTTTACATTCTGGTGCAGGTTCCGATTTACGTTAGCGTGTCGATCACGGGGATTGCCGCTCCGATACCGCCCGACAGCGCAGTCACGCAAGCCATTCAGAACGCGATTGCGGCGTCTGTCAGTGGCTTGGCGATCGGTGAGGATGTCTATTACTCGCAACTGTACCCGCCTGCGCAGCTTGATAACATCGGCCCCGGCTCGACGTACTATGTCACGTCGCTGACCGTCGGCACCACGGCTTCGCCGATCGGAACGAGCAACATCGTCATCCCGTTCAACAAAGTGGCTTACTGCTTGCCCGGTAACGTCACGGTCACCCCGAGTTAATCATGGCAGGCGACATCACTCCGTATCTGGCGCTGATCCCGCCTGAGAACTCGCAGCAGCCCGACTTCATCGCCGTGATGTCGATGCTGTTGCAGCCGCTCGCGGATATGCAAGTAGTGACCAACTCGATTCCTGCTCTCTACGATCTGGACACCGCCGTTGGCGTGCAACTCGATACGGTCGGACAGTGGATAGGGCCAACCCGCTACATCTACGAAGGCATCCCCGATGTGTTCTTCTCGTTCGACATCCTGGGCCTTGGCTTCGATCAAGGTGCGTGGGCGCCGAACAGCGGGACGGAAGTTCTGACAGCGCTACCGGATACCGACTATCGCCTGCTGCTGTACGCGGCCGTCGCGCGCAATCACTGGGATGGAACGGTCCCTGGTGCTGAGAAGTCGCTGAATGCCTTTTGGGTTAATTACGGCTACAAAGAATACATCATCGACAATCAGGACATGACTGTCACGTTCCTGCTCGTCGGGCCACCAATGACGGCTCTGGTGCAAGCGCTGTTCTTCGGCGGATACTTGGACATCCTCGCAGCAGGAGTGGGTACCGCTGGCCCCAACAACGGCCACATATGGGTCGAAGGCAGCGGCGGGATACCGACAGTTCCGTTCTTCGGCTTTGATCTCGACACCCCGTTCATACAAGGCTTCGACCTCGGGTATTGGTCGGGCACGCCGGTCGGTCAGGTGTACCGTTGCGGCATCTTCGGGCAAGGCGACTTCAGCGCCGTGCTCAACGTGAGCAACCCTGACGGGACGTTCGCGTACTTCGCAGATGGCTCGCACTATTACACCTACACCTTCGCTGGTGCAGCAGTAGCGTCGTCAACGACTCTTACGAATGGTGTAGATACCAGCGAAGCAGCAGCGGCCAACGGAATCAAGGGTGTCTTCGCTGGTGGGAATTTCACAAGCCCGACGGTGACCAGCGAACTGACATGGTCGGGAATGACATCCGCAGCCGGTACGCACATCGCAGACAACCAGCTCAACGGAGCAGCGTGTGGGATATCGACGGTAGGGATCTTCGCGATCGGTGTCGGCACAGTGGTCAGCAAATACACTTACTCGGGATCCACCGTTGCGTCTGGTACAGCGTTGCATGATTCGTTGCGATTCGGAGCAGGCGTCAGTTGCAGCACGGTTGCCGTCTTCGCATGTGGAAGTGTGACCACAACGATGACCAGCTACACGTATTCGGGCGACGTGACTGCCGCTACGACATCGCTGCATTCGAACAACAACGGCGGATCTGCGACGGGGAACAACACCGTCGGGTATTTCGGTGCTGCTGACAGCGGATCAAGCAATAAATTGGTGAACTCATACACATTCTCCGGTGCGACGGTTGCTGTAGCTACTTCGTTGAACGGCGCATCGTCACAAGGCGCAGCCGCTGGGATCAGCACTGCGGGCGCATGGTACGAACCTCAAAGTTCATCCAACAAAGCCATTGATCTAATGACATACTCCGGCGACACGGTTGTTGCCACGACCTCGTTGCCCAACGGATTGACGACGCCAGAAGCGTGCTCCAACGGAATTGGACAGGTGACCGTATGATAGCCAAGCCACATCGCACGAACAGCGACTTCCAGATCAAGAACTTCCTCGTCGGATCCTGCCATACTGCCGACGGGGCGTGGGCTGTTCTGTACGCGGAGAAGATCAACCTCGAACAGAAGTTGAAGTATTCTGAGGCGACATTCTTGCGTCGTGAAGCCAAGCGTATCGTTGCCCAACGGATCATCGACGACGAGGACTCGGATCGCGTCGCGCGCCTGAACGCGAAGGCAGACCTGGTTGAACTCGATTCCGAACAGCCGACTCACGACCTCAATGTCGCGGCGGCGCGCGCCGAACTCGCTACCATCGTGGAGTTGATGGCCGAACTCGAGCCAAAGCGGAAGTACGCACATCTGCCGCTGCTTGAGGCCAACGAGGCGGCGCAGGAAGAAGAATGGAAGCTTGAGTTGATGTACCGGGCCGAAAACTTCCTGCTGACCCAGTCTTCGATTCCGCACGATCACTTCGCGCGTATGCGTGAACATCCTGCCTTCAAGACCGAGATCCTGCCCTGGATCGACCAGACACACAAGCTGATGGGCGCGAAGAAACTCGATCTGATTCTCAACAACCCGACAACGAAACCGCTGCTGCTCAAATAGGTACCTGCCATGAATCTGACCAATTTCGTCGTCAACCAACTCATCGACCAGGTGTTCCGCGCGCAGACGCCGTATGCCCCTGCGACGCTGTACATCGGCCTGATCGTTGCAAATGACGGTCCATGGGTGTCGGGTCAAACATGGGGTGCAGGATCGTATATGACCGTTCTCACTGAGACGGGCGAATACGGCCTTTATTACTCAAGCGCGGGCGGCACAGGTACCGGCTCGCCGTCGTTCCCGGGTGTCTTCGGTGAGTCGATCACCGATGGTACAGTCACGTGGGTCGAACAGACCTACGTGCTCCAAGCCAACGGCGCCGCGGTCGACGAGGTAGCCTTCGCAGGATCGTACGGCCGCGTGGCTGTAACATCCAGCTTGGCAAACTGGGCGGGCACGCAGGGGTCGGGCACTATCACCGCATCGACCGGCACCAGCAACCTCACCACGAACAACAACAACATCACTTGGCCGGCCCCTACGGCCAACTGGACGACCAATCCGGGCGTCGTATGGGCGGCTGCCGTGTTCGATGCAGCCAGCGGCGGTAACCTCGTCGGCTGGGCACCCGTGACCGTCCCGACGGCTATCCTGAACGGTGCCAGCACCCCGCAGGTACCGAACTCGTACTTCACGTTCTCCTTGAATTAACCTGATACAATTACACCGTTGACGAGGTTCCCATGACGACCGAACAGGATTTCCTAGTATTCGCCGGTGGCGTTGGCGCGAACGTGGTTTCGCAGGCCACGTACGCGGGCTTGGCAGCCCTTTCGCCCGGCTTCGCCACGGGGATCGCGGCCTCCGACCAGTTGAACAAGGTTTGGCGCCAGTCGTCCTTGATCGCGTCCATGGTGGCGCAATGGGTCGCCGACAACGCCAGCCTCGCAATGGTCGACACCGGGGACATCACGACCCTTGAGAAGAACTATCAATCGACGGTCCTGACCGCCGAGTTCGCGGCCGACACGGGTAGCGCCAACAGCTACGCAATCTCGTTCCCGTCAGGGATCGTCACCCCGGTCGCCGACGGCACGCTTGTCCGCATCCGGCCAGCCCACAATAACACCGGCGCTTCGACCCTAGCGGTCAATGGCGCCAGCCCCGTAGCGATAAAGACCTCCCAGTACGCCGCGTGCGTCGGCGGTGAGATCGTCGCCAACGGTACCCTCGTCCTTGAATACAACGCATCCAAATCAGCCTTCGTCATCGTCGAGAACCCCGGTGCGGCCTCTGGCGTGAAGGGTGTGCCTGCTGTCGTCGGCTATGTCTCCGGTACCTCGGTGACCCAGCAGGCAGGCTTGGCAAACAGCATCTCGGGCGTCGTCAACGGTTCGACCGGCGTGTACGTCGTAAGCTGGACAACTGCGTTCGGCGTCACGACCTACAACGTACAAGTGTGCCCTGAGTCCACTGGCGATCCCTGCTACGCCTACGTGGCTGCCAAGGCCAGCGGTTCGGTCACGATCCACGTGGTCGACACGTCCTCGGACGCCTTGATGGCTGCCAACTTCAGCATTACCGCCTCGGTGACATAATCATGACTGGCGATGTCCAACTCCAAGTCGATGTTGCGGTCCTAAAGACCCAATACGATCACATCGTCGCCCGGTTGGACGAAGGTAAAGACATCATGGGGACCATCAACGCCAAGTTCGATGCCGTCATGACCGAAATGCAGGAAGCCAAGCAAGAGCGTGCGCTGGCCGCTCAGCGCGCCAAATGGCGCGGGGCCATGTGGGCGGGCGCGCGCCACCTCGCGACGCTCCTGGGGGCTGTATACCTCGCTAAGAAGCTGAACGTACCGATCGACTTCGGGATGTAACGTGGACTTCCATCTGACCTTCGAGCGCGCCCTGAGCGGCGATCAAGGCACTCCCAGCATAGCCGATTGCTACAACTCGGCGGGCATTCTCGTATGGCAGGGGTTCGGCCTCGAGTTGCCCGACCGAGATAATGCCCCGAACATCTCCTGCATCCCTGCCGGGATCTACACGGCCGCACTGCAACACTCGGCCCGGTTTGGCTACGACGTGTACGTGCTCCAAGGCGTGCCCGGCCGCTCCAACTGCGAGATCCACGACGGCAACTGGGCGGGTGACGTGTCCAAGGGTTATCGGTCGGATGTAGAGGGCTGCACGGTCACCGGCACGGAACACGGCGTTCTGGCGCCGCCCGGGATGGCTGACCAACTGGCTGTCCTGAACAGCGACGTATCCCGCAAGAACCTCATCGCCGCGACAGGCGGCGCCGACATCACCGTCGAGTACAAGTGGGCGCCGCAGTCGTGAAGCTGACCGACTATTTCGTTCTCGGAATGGTATCGGCGGCGTGGGTGGCTTCAACGGTTTACCTATTCCTGCACCCGACTGACACCAATTTCGCTACGTGGGGCGCTCTTGCCGCCACAATGGGCGGGATCTATCACTGGATCACCGTATACGATGACAAGCGACCGGACTGCGACAAATCATGACCCTCTGGCAAAAGATTGCACTGTACTTCGGCATCATCCTCTCCATCGTGATCGGCACGGCTGGTACCACATGGTTCGCGGCCGACGCCTACTATGGAAAGAAGCTGACGGCGCTGCAAGCGACCGACAAGCAGGCTGCCGCCGATCAAGCCGCAGAAGACGCGGTTACCCTCTCACGTTACGCCACCGCGGCGCAGGAAGTGAACAATGAAGCCAAATCTCAAATTGCTGCTATCACTGGTGCCAGCTCTGATCTGCGCGTGCGCCTCGCCGACGCCCACGAAGCGCTTGGACTCTGCTCCAACGATTCAGTGCGGGGAACTATGCCAGAAGCCATCGGATCAGGAACTAGATCAGATAAGCCAGCGACTGCTGGATCAACTGCAACAACTGAACCAACTGTATCCATCCCCCGCGCCGTCCTCGAAGACGACCTCCTGATTGGCATCAACGCGATCAAGGCTGAGAAGGAGTATCGGGATCTGCTGCGCGCCGGGGGCCAGGTGGCTCCATAGGCTTGATATTCCCGTGCTGCGTGTTCCAGTGATTCTTCGCGGCCTCCAAATGCTGCTGGCGCGTCGCGCTGGGCACGGTGAACAGTTGGAACGGCCCGCAATTGTTCTTGCCCCCGTGGGCTAGGTGCCACTGCAAGGCTTCCTCTACCGGCGTGCTGATGTCCCAACGGCAGGCGTGCATCGCGTTGTAGTGCATCGCCGAGAGCGCCGCGGCACGGTCACCGCCCAACGCTATAGCCGTCGAGAAGCACTCGATTGCTTCTTCGTGCATCTTCAACTGCTCAAGGCAGTTCGCCATGTTCACGTGCGCTGTGAGTTCCTGCGGGTTGTCCTTGATCACCAGCAGATATGCCTCGACGGCGTTCACATAGTCCTGCTTGTTCGCCAGCGACTGTGCGAGGCATATCTGAGCGTTCGCATACTTGGGGTCCAGCTTCAGGCAGCGCTTGGCGCTGATGATCGCCTTGTCCCACTCCTGCAACCGGACGTTGCAGCAAGCGATGTTGTACCAGACCGTCGGATTCTCAGGATCCCAGCGTACGGCCTTCTCGAAGTGCGCGCGCCCTTCCTCCCAGTGCTGAAGACCAACGGCCTGCACGCCCAATGTGAAGGCTTCGACAGCGCGGGGATCCTTCATCTTCATGGCGTGCAGGCCCGCGTCAGACTCGGTGATCCAGCCGGGCGGCACCTCGGCACGCTCGGGCCGGTGCGACCTTCGTAGAACTCCAACTTCTCGCGCAGTTCTATCACGGTAGCACGCAGGGCCGCGATTTCTAACATCATCGTTTCCCGTCCCCTTGAGCGACCTTTCTTGAAGCCTTCGGGGCGTCGTGGCGTCTTGCGTCGGTTCTCGAAGTTGCGTGCCTTTTCTTCGCTGACACAGGTGATGCATTTTTGGTTGCATACCCAGCGCAGCGTGATGTGTCCGTTGCGACATGGAATGCCGGTTAAGTAGTGCTTGTCGCCGCGTAGTTGGGCCTCTATGCGCAGGCGGTAAGCGCGACATTTCGGTGTTTCAGCCTTCAATTGGGTTCCTCATCCATTCAATGGCAGGCTCGGCGAAAATTTCGCGACGGCCCTCAATCTTGTACGCGACGAACCGCCCGCACTCGAAGATGCGGTTCACGTTGGGCTTCGGCGGGTGCGAGTCCAGTTCCGCCTCATGCCGACGGAACCGGGCTTCAATCAAACAGTTGCTCATGTCAGATCCGTGTAGGGTTTAATGTCGAAGTAGGCAGGGTAGCCGGTCGCGTACTTCTCGATCATTGGCAAGGTCACTGCATGTTCGGGGCCGAACTCTTTATCGTTTGCACGTGCCATCACCCTCTCCGCTTCGCCGCCCGATCAGCCGCCTCTTGGCAGTGCGTGCAGCGCACGTAGCCGTAGTTCAGACGTACCTGTGGAAGTTCGATGTCGCAGTCGATGCAGTGCTCGCCATCGAAGTCTGCACCCAGCGGGCCGTCGCA